GGTATTGATGTGGTCTGGTAGCGGTTTTGCTGAACGTACTCGGAACCTTCCTCTTGCAAGGGAAGTGAGCCCAGCTATGTTCAGGCCACCGTGGCCATCACCACCATGTATAATCAGTCCTGATTTCGTGTTGCCTCGTGGAAGAAATCCATGGCGGATTTCATCTCTTATATTTACCAGGGGCGAGCTTGGTAAAGCATTAAGAGTTTCATAGGTGCTGTGCGAACGATTTGCTATCATTTTGGAAGCTGTTAAGGAGCTTAAGTGTCCATCTTCAATGGATCTTAATCTCCCTTCCTTCATGACCATCATTCGCTCACAGAACACACCAGATCGTCCAAAGAATGACTTGGACTTGTTGACAACAAGTCCTAACCTTTCTAAGGTCCTCTCGTAACGATCACATAGTTTCCTTGGCCAGAAGCCAATGAGATCGTCACCACATATCTGGTAAGTGTCCTTACGTGCACCTGCGTACCACGCGGCAAAGCTGTTGAGAAGACTTAGTATGGTCCAACCTGGTCCTAGTCCCATATGGATACCGTTGCGTGTATCCTGTGAGTCTATCCTTTTGGGTCCAAAGAGTCTTTCTACAAGGGGGATATCCTCCGGTCGTTCAAGCACATCACATAGTTGGATAGCTACGTGTTGTGCGAGACTGTGGGGAATATAGTCGGTTGCTGCAGATAGATCCGCAGAGTAAGCATAGGACTGTTTACACTGTGGTTCTAACACAACTTCCTTTCCTCGTAGAATGTCTCTTGTTGTCACGCACCTTTTCAAAGCACCTAGCCAGCGCTTTGTAATTGTTCGTGCCACATGAGTCTCCTCAGCAGGATGCAAACTAATCACCCGGACCTTTCCACCCATTTCCTGCAGTGGGTGTGGTTTGAGTGGTTGTATCGATGACTGTTTGAGATACACTTCTCTGATTGTCTTGTACGTAGGAAGATGGGGATTCTCTTTGAATTCCATCCATTCCTGTGTTGTTCTGTGAAGTTCAACCGGAGTGACTGGAGGAGGACCCCCACCCGCTCTTTCTGCATAAGACAATGGAGGCAAGTCGGAAGAAACGTAAGGTAACGATCGTTGCTCCCATCTT